GTTAAGGTTGCAGGAGACTCCATACAACCAAGCAACTCGGGACAAGCAAAACCCCCTCCCGGGACAACCGGAAGGGGGTCTGAATGAACCAAACAAATGAACAACGAACGGCTACAGCATAGCCAAAAGCGCAGCGTAGGCAAGTTCCTGATTTCCGATGCCGTCAATCAAATTCGCCGCTTTTGCGCGTGGAGCCAAATAAGCTGCGCCCGTCATGTACTCGTCGGACACAAGCCGATTGCGAAGAACATTGTCGCGAAATTGTGCGAAGCTATCGTCAACAAGCTGTTGCAGGCTTGCGCGTTGCGCTGGTGTCAGGGACGGTCCCATGCCTGCGCCTTTAAGCGGGCCCGAGGTGATAGGTTCCCACTTGAGCCCCTCTTCCTCGTACATTGCGGATTGGTCAACCCAAGGAATGATTGTGCCGATGCTGCCCCAGGTTGATCCTACGGAGCCAAACACTTTGTCGCAGGAAACCGCAATATTGTACGCGGCGCTGCAAGCGGTGTCGTCGGAATAGGCCACGATTGGGACTTTCAAAAACTGGATCAGATCGGTGATCTCCGAGCACCCCGAACAACTCCCGCCGGGAGAGTTGATCTCCAACAACACGCCGCGCACATTCGCCTCCATCGCGGACTCCAGATCCTCCGCAACCCAATCGTAATCCCACGCGCCGCAACAGGCCTCGATGGCGCTGATGCCCTTGGCAAGCGTGCCCTCGATGCAAATGTGTGCAATGCCTTGCCCGTCGATCTCCATCGGTTCGCGCTGGGACTTCATCATCCCCTCGTACTCGTCCCCGTTCGCGCGCACCAGCCGCGCTTCGACCAGCTTGCGGACGGCAGCGTAGCCGCCGGGTGTAATCAGCCACGGACGGTAAAAGACTTGCTCGATGACGCGTTGAAATTTCATTCTGTGGGTACGGATGTAACGGGATTCCCGTTGGGGGTGAGCAGTCCAAACACATCGCGGGTCAACCCCGAGCGTTCAACGCGCTTCTTTATTTCGAGCTCTTCGCGTTCAACCTCGTCGAGGTGCTCCTCAAGCGTTTTGGAACCGCTGGCAAGAATGTCTGTCATGCTGCGCATCCCGGCACGGTAAGCATCGATGGCATCGCGGGAAGCGTAACCGGAATCCGCAGTCAATCGTGCCGGTTCGGTGAACCTGAATTGGTACGCACCGCCCCGGTCCCGATCGGTTCCCCGATACTCCGGGAGGATGCCCATCTCGACGAACCGAGCCACGGCAAACGCGCAACGCCGCTTGCAGAATGCCGCGAGGTAGGCGTGACGCTCTGAGGTGATGCGGTTTACCTGTTCGAGTACAATCCGAGCAGAAGCTCCGCCAAGTTTGCTCATATCCCAACCGAACTCCGGCGGCCATTGAGCGGCCAGAAGAGCGTTGCGGATGAGTCGTTCCTGCAAGCGGTCTTGCGCTTCGGTTGGAATCTTGGCGTCAATTTGCTCGATGGATTCGCCAGCGTTTGCCTGTAAATATTCGATGCGCCCGCCCGCCATCGGCGTAATGCGAAGCCCAAGCGTGCATTGCGGCGTATTGGTCTCGGTGAGCGCGTTGTACGCGTCCGAGGCATCCGCCATGCCTTGCTGATTAGTGACCATCAACCCGATTTTCGCGGCCATCCGGGATGCGGATTGGATGTCGTCACCCAGATCCTTAAGCGAAATGAGATCGCGGATCGCGGGAGCAAACGCCGAGATCCCGCGCACCTGGTCAACCTCGCGCGGGTCCATGGTCAGCATACACGACTGAACCGGGATGTCTCGGTCATCCACGCCGCTCTGATCCTCCCCGAGGACACGGTACGCCACGGCACGGTTGGTGCGCGAAAGGATCACGCCGTTGTAAATGCGCAGGCCACGATACCGGCCCTCGGTCAAGATCCCGTCGTCCCCACGGCTTCCGATCTGGTGCCACGGCACCTGTTGGAGTTGCGGGTAACCGCTTGCGGCGGTCGTCAGGATGGTCAGGAGATCACCCTCACGGTCGATTGCCGTAGATTCCAGCCGCAGCCCCTCCCACCAGCTTTTACCGTCGAGGTAAGCGATCTGGAACCAGTCAAGCAGAACCGCTTCCGCCTGTTTGCCCCATTCTTTGTCAGCGCCGACAAAAATGGGTCGCATTGCCATCCCCACGCTGAGCATGGATTTTTGGTCGATGGCGGCATTCACCATGCCGTTGTTCCAGTACAATTTCCTAGCCGCCGAATTGACTGTGCGCCATTCGCCAACGGTCAACTCGCGGCTGATGCTCTGAGTGTGATTGCGCCACCACGGCTCGCCCCAAACTCCGCCCTCCACAAGACGCTGGCGACGGTACACGCCCCAATCGGACTGCGGTTTGGGAGTGCCAAATCCGGCGAGTTTTTTCAGTCGGTCGAGAAAACTCATATAAAATACGCTTGCGTCCGGCGCACCGGCCCGTTGATCCCCGCCGCTTTGTAATTCAAAGCCTGCTGCGCCAGCATCATCACATCGAGCGGACTCAAAGTGCCGCCCACATTAAACTGGAAACTGGCCCCGTCAATGGAGCTGGATACCAGAGAGCTTTTGCCAGCGGAGACCAAATCGAATTTTTGAGAAACGATGGCACGCAACTCGGCAACATCACGGGTTAAGAATACCTGGAGCAGGAGCTTTTGGTCGGGAGCCATCTATCCAGACGGTTCGGGACAAGGAAAACCCCGGACACCGCACTCGCGGGCCGGGGTCGTATATCCCTGATCTCTTCCTCACGCTTTGGTTGAGGTTGAGCCAGCAGACTATTCCGCTGCTGCCGGTTCGTCAACCTCCGGCGCTTCCGAAATCATGTCTGGCAGGATTCCGAGGATTTGCGCCGTCAGCACATTCATTGCCTCGGCGTCCCAAAGGTGGTTCGGCCTTCCGGTTGCCGTCCACCGCAGCCGCGTCTTTTTGGTGCGTTTGTCTACCGTTGCCCGTTTGCGCTCAGAATTGAGGTGCCGGACATACTCCGGCGGCGCGTCCTGCGGGAATTCCCACACTGGAGAGCCCGTGTTGCGGAGGTTTGCCAAGATGTCCTTAATGGGATCGCTGGCCCAATAAAAGAAAGTGACGAACAGTCGCTTCCCAGCAACATCTCGGGTGGTCGGTGCCACCACGCGATCCGGTGCCGAGTAATACCGGCGCACCGGCTTCCCGTCAGGACCACGAACCGTAAAATGGTCCTCGGCGCGTCCCACGAGTGCCGTCCAGCCGTACTTCGCGCAGGTATCGTACACTCGCCCGTGAAAACTGTTGCCTGCGTCCAACAGCGTGCGTTTGTCAGGTACTTTGAGCCGAGTCTGGATCTCGCGAATTTGGTCAACCGTCAGGATTTTGCCCGCCCAGAGTAGCCGCGAGTGACCGTTTTTGAGCCAGCACCGCACGATGCCCCAGTAATGGTCCTGCTGGCAGTCCACGGTGAAAACCCTGGCGGCTTCCTCGGGCATCGGTCGCCCGTCTTGCCACTCGTTGACCCAGTACTCGGACGCTTCGAGTTCCAGCGCGGGCAATTCCTCCTCTTGTTTCCACGGTTCCGCCAGCCGTTGCATCCGAAAATCTTTGGTTGGCTGGAGTACTCCGAGGTGTCGCGCGTCGCTCGCTTGGCACCATTGGATGACAAGATCAGCCCATCTGATCCAATAAACGGACTGTGCCGACACTCGGCGCGAGCGGTAGCCCTCCACATGGTCGTTGCCTTCGCTGCGCCACTCGCTGCGCTGGGTCAGTGCCCGGCGAGCTGCGGTAGTGTCAGGAGTGACATGCCCGCAGTGCGGACACTCATGACGCACCGTTTTGACGAGCGCGCCCCAGTTCCACTCGCCGTTCTCGTTCTTGCACTCATCGTACTTAATATCGGTCCACGCCGGTTTTACCCATTCGCTGCATCCGGGGCAGGAGTGGCACCACTGAAACTCTTCGCCGGACCTCCATTCCTCGGTCAGTTGGTGCGGCTCCTCAAAACTCTGGGAAGTCAGGAGTGCGTAGCCGTTCCA